GGAGACTTTTGCTCCAGTGCCAGAGATAGATGCCACACGGATGCGCACCCATTTCCAGCCAGCAAGCATTACAACTCCATCACTAGTTTCAGTAGTACCGAGTGTCAAACTAATGGTTGCAAGTGTGATCCAGGGCCAGATGGGATCATTGCTAACTTCAATAACTACACTTGCTGCGCCGGCGCCAGAAGTTGTAGATCCCTTGACTTGAAACGCTTTGTTATTGCTACCAACGCTAATAGCTTCAGATGCTACAGTAGTGGTGACGTCAGTAAGAATTTGATAACTGAGTGCTTCTCCGCCATTCATTATTGCTCTCCTTTAAGTTGTGCCATCAGAGTTTGAATGACACTAGATTGCTGATTGATAGTTTGCAGTGCCATTTGCATAGCCTCGTGCATTCCATCTTGTTGCTCCATTTCTGGATCTTTGACTTCTGGCTCAGTTTCCATCTCAACAGATGCTTCACTTCCAGGGCCTGCCTGTGCTTCTGCATACATTTCCATGTATTCAGGAGTTGCAAGTCCCATAGTTGTGACATCTTCTTCAGATGCTGCCATCCATGGACTGTATATATCTGCCATGTTTATAGGTTTCCTTTCTATATCGTGCTCCGCTACGCTCTGGCGCTTTGCCGCCATGTCTAGCTTACTTCGTCGCTAATCCCTATCAAGCACCGCTGCGCTCTCAGCTGCGAAAATCATCCTCGCTTCGCTGCGGTATTTTCTTGCTTCGTACTTGACATGGAACCCTGCGCTTCCTCGTGGCTTCGCCATGGGGCCAAGGCCAGTCGCTCCGCTACGCACACAGCAGCGGCCTTAGGTTCGCAGTCTACGGCCTTCGTGCTTCACAAGATGTCTGCACTGAGCGGCAGTGGACTCTTGATAGCTTGCCGTCGCGGCAATGGTGCCAAACTTCCGAGCATCTGTGCAGCCTTCTCTACAGCTGTGGTCTGCGGCAGTTGTTTGTGGTCTGATCCGCTGCGGGCAGCAAGAATCTGATCCAGTGTTTTAGCGCTAGCACTAATCATGGTCTTTCCCTCCACTTCAATGATTTCATTGGCCTGATTAGTAATATACTTGGGTATGTTGTTGGCAGGTAGTGTCAAATTCACCGTAACACTGACAGCAGTATCCTTTTGCACAAACTCATCTTTGCGACGGCGAGCACTGTTTAGGATACGAAATGCAGCGAGTGCTTGGCCCATGTTTGCAAAGGGCAGATTCTTCTCAATCTTTTCAAGTGCCATTGCTTCGGCACGTTCAAGAGTGTCATCAAAATTGCTGTCTGCAATACTGTGGGCCGCTTGCTTTTCAGCTATCTGGCGCTGCACTTCTTCATCTGCCTTGAGCTGACTGATGTAAGAATCAGAAACTCCTACTGCTGCGGCCACCTGAGATGTAGGTATGCCCTGTGCAAGCAGATTGATGGCATGCTCTTTTGGTGTCATTTTGTTGCTCCTAACTCTGGAAACAGCTTAGTCAGCTCTTGTAAGGCTGTCGCATCTTGCCTAGAGCCGTAGTAGCTTAATCCAGTCATGCGCCCAAGCATCTCATTTGCAAATTTAGTAGCTAGAGCTTCATCCACCTGTGCAGCCCCTCGCACCATATTTGTAGATGGCAGATTAGACTCTGTAAGTTTTGTTTCTAATTCCATTTGTCGCTGCGGCGCCATGGTCTTGAGCAGCGCTTTTCCTGGACTCCCTACAGCTGCATCTTTTCCATGTTTGTACTCATGTAAAACACTGTTGAGTGCCGCAGCAAGCACGTCATTTGATAGTTGCTCGTTTGTAAGCTGCCGCGGAAGCTCTATAGTCTTTTTAAAGATTCCGCCATACTTAGGCTCAGACACGTCTGAGATGTTTACTGGAATTCCACTACTGGAAACCAGCTCCGGGTAGCGCGCCTGAAGAACAGCGCCCAGAAGTTTGTAAACATCCGATTCTTTGCGATTGGTGAGTGCATCAATGTTCATTGGCATAGATTGCTCCGGTTAAGTTGTTAGTAGTATGAAGCAGAAGTATGCCAGTTACTAGTTTGTAATCCTTGCTTCTGAAAATTTTAGAAAATTTCTTTGAAGGTCATAGGATAAAAAGATCACCACGCGCTCAAAAAAGCCCCCACCCCCCGCGTAGCGGAATCGAAATCATTCTCATCTCCATTGCCTTCGGCAGCATAAGCACAAATCATTCTCATCTCCATTCAATAACCTGGACGCAAAAAAGCCCGCCGAAGCGGGCCAGAGATCAAAGCATCAAAGCATCAAAGGACATCGAGATCAATCTCTGCTTTGACTGGCTTGTTGCGCAGCGCCTCAATGCGCCTAACAACGAACATTCCGAAAGCAGTGCCCAGATCGGCATCGGCAAGCTTTGCCAGCATGGTGTCAAGCTCTTTTTCTTCGTAGGTGCTTGTCTTACCTGCCAGCTTGAGGATCATTTCTTCAAAGCGCGTGAAGGCCCGACGATAGGCTGGCTCATTTGCATAGCGGCTCTGGTTGTAGATGGCAGCACGCGTGGCGCTTGCCTTCCATGCCTCAGTGAGTTCGTCTTTCGTGAGCCACTCGCTGTTGTTCCCGTTGGCCTCCTCAAGGATGGCATCATTGCTAAGGAGCTGGGCAGGGATAGCAGATAGCGTCACGCCAGCATTATTGATGAAGCGCGCCAGAATGGCCTGAGCGGCGCTGTAGAGGACTGCTTCAAGCAGTGGTCGGTAGGTGGCGTCAATGTGCGCAATGCGCTGCCAGGCATCATTGCTGATATTTACAGCAAAGGTGCGGGAAGGATTGCGAAAGCGCGCAAGAATGGTGCGTTGCGAAGCAGTGGCGCAAAGGGCAGCAGCATCGGCGCTGGTGAAGATAGAAAGTTCAATCATGGCAGACCTCTATATTGATGACGTCAGAACATCCTGACAAGCTCAATTCTAGCCGATTGCCTTACAGTTTACTGACAATGCCTGAAATTTATTGCAAGTTTTTATTGGTTGATTTGACAAATGTATTTCTTGTCAGTTTGAAAGCGTCAATTTCTACTGGATAGCTAAGAAAACTTAACACAGTTTGCATTGCATTGCTAAACAAGTGGCAGTAGTGGCAATAAACAAGTGGCAAAACTGCCATGGCAAAAACGCCACACTGTCCCAGACCCCCCCTCCCCGACATGGGGCTATATCCGCACACACTAGTAGATAACAATACACATACACACAATAGTAGATAAGTAGATAGATATAGATAGATATAGATAATAGGGTATATATGTTTTTTATATAAAAATTAAACACCCCCTATACAAACCAAAGACCAGCGCTCCGCGCTGTCTGCAACTCTGCTTCGCAGCCTTCCTGTTTACTGGCTTCGCCACAGTCTAGTTGTCTACTCTATTCTCCACCCCGGCCCCTCGGGCCATGGGAGGCCCCCTCTATGCCCCTATGGCACTTTTGCCATGCCGTTTTTGCCACTTATCTACAAAGCCTATAAACATCAAGCCTAAACAATTGACTTATTTATGCCACTTGATACCCCCTTGACATATAGTCCCCACTCATATAATATACCCATTCCACAATTCAATGGAGTAAACATGGAACTACCAACCAATCTTCCTCGTGGCATATCTGCTGTCATCATCAATGGAGCTATTCGTTATCGTGTACGCACAAGCAAATTTGGTAAGCGCCAAAGTCTTGGCACGTTCTTAACACTGGATGATGCTATTCAAGCAATCACGCAGTATCAATATGGAAGATTGCAAGACTACGTAGCACAAAAGCAAAAGATAGAAGATCAAAGACTAGAAGCAGATAAAGAGAAATACTTCTTTCTTCTGCAAGATGCACCATTGTCCAAGCTGAGGTCAGATAAAGAATATCAGACATTTAATGAGGAAGGTAAGATTGTCACCATACCGGCCAAATTTGTAAAACTATATCTTGATACGCTGAATGGAGATAACAATGAAGCTGAGTGAGCATGTCCTGCATCCGCTCGATGATCTATGGTATAAAGATACAAGCGTTGACAATCATTATCTTGTTATGTATGTACGACGCTGCACAGAATCGAGAAAGTTTTATATAGAGTATGAGTGGCCTAATGGTGTGTGGAGTGCTAAGTCTGCACCCCAATTCAAGCTAAACTTCCCAGCGTATGAACAAGCTAAGGCAGAAGCACTTAAAGCAATGAGTATTATGATAGCTCAAGTTAAACGAGTAAATAGTACAAGCAAAAGATTATAAAAACTCCCATGTCATAATCAATAGTTCCTATGTCATAATATATCTCAGGTGGGCGCCATGTCCACCTGTTTTTCTATCTGTCAACTCTGGAGTCCATGTTATGAACATCTTTATCTTGTCTGAGGAACGCGAGCCGCTTGTGCATTATGCTCAACAAGCGCAATACCACATAGATCGTCACGTTGTGAAAATGATAGCTGAGTCTGTTCAGATGCTTGTAACATCTCTCAGCTTCCATGCTAACTATGACAGCATGATTGGCAAGCTGGCCGCTGCACCGCAGATTGCAAATACCTTGCCTTGCAAGCCACTGTCTGCAAGCATGACAAAGCATCCCTGCACGCAATGGGCATGTGCAAGCATCATCAACACAAACTATCTTGCGTGCCTGGCATTGCAGCTTTGTCATGAACACCAATACCGCTATCCACTTAGCGCAGAGCATGCTTACATGGCATGGCTTGTTACGCTTGTAGATCATCTGACACGCAGCGGCTTTGGTCCTTCCTATGCACTGCCTGACAAATTTGCAGTAGCAGTCAAGGATGCTAACAAGCGCACAATAGCAACAGATCACGCTAACGCGCTAGACATTTACAGAGACTACTATGTGCGTGACAAGCGTAGCTTCGCTACTTGGAAAAAACGAATGAAACCAATGTGGTTTCTTCTTCGTGAAGAACTCATGGATGCTAAGGCTGGCGGCTTTGCCAAGACATACTAAAATTTCCATCTATTAACCTTCATGGCTGGTGGCCTTTGGCCCTGGCCTCTTTTCATAGGCAACTATCATGAACCCACATCTTCTTGCTCTTGTAGAAGCAGCGCGCGCCAAGCACGCAGCTATGCTGGCTGCTAAACAGCAGCAAACTACGGCAGTCCCCGCCGGCGCAGATACAACAGAGCCTGCAAATTTCAAGCCAACTAATGTTGTCAGTGCAGTCAATACTGTCTTGTCAAATACTGACAAACATGCACAAACAAGCCGTGGAATGCAGTTCAATGAGCAGCAGCTTGCTGCAATAGAGCTTGGCTTACAAGGCAAATCATTCTGCTTGATTGGTGCTGCCGGTACGGGCAAAACAACAGTTACTCAAGAACTCATTGCTCGCTTGCAGCGTGCTGCACATATGAGGCCCCTTGCAGACTCTACTAAACATTTGAATCAAGGCGCGCCAGGCATTGTCATTTGTGGCTTCACCAATAAAGCAGTAAACAACATACGCAAGCGTCTGCCTGAAAACTTGCAATCTCATTGCATCACTATTCACAAGCTGCTGGAATACGCACCAACGTATTATGAAATCATTGATGATGAAGGCCAGATGAAAACCACAATGCGCTTTGAGCCTAGTCGCTTTGCTGGCAACCCATTGCCTCACATCTCAACAATCATCTTTGAAGAAAGCAGCATGATTGGCACTGACCTTTACAGTCAAGTGCTTGATGCGCTGCCGCGGCCAAGTGCCACGCAATTCATATTCTTGGGAGACTTGAATCAGATTCCTCCTGTCTTTGGCCCTAGTATTCTTGGCTTCAAGCTTGCAGAGCTTGCCACTGTAGAATTGACACATGTCTATCGGCAAGCACTTGAATCTCCCATCATCTCTCTTGCAACAGCTATTCGCACTGCATCTGATGAAGTGCCAGCTTCGCTATTGACAACTATCAAAGATGATCGCGGAGAGCATGGCAACCTGACTCTGCATCCTTGGAAGAAGCGCATAGATAAGGACAGTGCCATCATTGTCATGCGTAACTTCATCAACAAGATGATTGACAGCAAGCAATATGATCCAGCAGAAGATATGATTCTCTGCCCATTCAACAAGTCATTTGGCACTATTGAACTCAACAAGATCATTGCTGACAAGCTGGCCAAAGATTCTAACAAGACTGTTTACGAAGTCATTGCACGATACACAAAAAGCTATTGGGCAGTAGGTGATCGTGTTCTTGTTGATCGTCATGAGGCAGTCATTACAAAGATCACTAACACTGTTGGATACATTGGCAAGCTACCAAGAACTGAATCAGCTACGCTGGACCGCTGGGGCTTTGATCCTGAAAGTGACACGCCAACAAATGAACTAACTGCTGACCAGATTCTCAACGTACTTGATACGCTCGGTGGCTCAGATGATGACGAAAGCAAGAATCTTGCTAGTCACACAATCACAGTCTATTTCCCTGATCTTGATGAGTCCCGTGACTTGAATAGCGCAGGTGAAATCAACAGCATGCTTCTTGGCTATTGTCTCACAATACATAAATCTCAAGGTTCTGAGTGGCAGCGTGTATTCTTGTTCTTGCATGATAGCCATGCTACTATGATCTCAAGAGAGCTTGTTTATACTGCCGTGACTCGGGCCAAGCATTCTCTTTACATTGTTTGTGAAGGCAATACATCTGGCAAGATGAACTCTATGGAGCGTGCTGCACAGCGGCCAATCATTCCGGGAATAACATTGCAAGAGAAGATTGCTTACTTTGCAGACAAGGCTGCAAGCATGAAAAGCATTGCAGACAACAGCTGATTGCTAATTTCTAACCAAGTGGAGATATTGATATGGGCAAACTTCCTACAAAAATCATTTGCTGCTATCGCAGTGGAGTTCCACTAGCGAGCGTGACTGCTATCTGTTCGCAGGGGTGGCCACTGTTGTCCAGCTTTCAAGCTGCACTCTTGCATCCTATCTACAACATGCCACTGTCTAAGCTCAACATCAAATTGTACGAGCACATTCAAGCTGGCCATGCAAGTGAGTGGACACTAGAAGATCATGAGCTGCAAGATATGCGCCTGTGCATGTCTGCAATCATGTATGGCATGAAGGCAATCTGGGAGGCGCCACAAGATAGCAGACTACACATCAGTAGCTTGCCTTCAAACAGCGTAGCTGTGGGCAGTGCAGCCCGCTTGCTTGCACTATCATCTTGGTATGATGAAGTCAACTCTACTAGCATTGCATTCCCACTCTACAACATAGACAAGCACAATGACAATCTCTGTTGGGATAACTTCAAAGGATGGCTTGATGTTGCTGAGGATATTCGTGAAGATTGGGAGTCAGGACATGCTAGGCGAGAGCGTGATGAAGAACAACGGCGCCGCGAAGCAGCACTCCTGACTGTCAAGGCAGAACATATCTATAAGCGCATAGACTTCAACAAGGTGTGGCGCTGGATAGACATTCAACTTATGGAAGATGCAGCTTATCCGTCTGGCCGTCGTGAAACACTCAAGACTCTCTTTATGCGTGGCGATCTTGAGCCAGAAGATTGGACAACAGATGATGTTGATGATCTGGTGGAAGCAGTGCTTACTTGCTGCGACTGTGGCAATGAGATAACTCACTTCATTCAAACACGTCTTAATCATATTCGCTCTCTGATAGTTGACTTCTACTCTAGCTTCACACTGCTCGGTGCTGCTAAGGATGTGGCTGGCAATGGACTTGATCTCTCTGAGAAAGAGAAAGCAAAGCAAGATGAATTTTTTATGGACTTTGACAAGAGAGCCTCTAACCTAGAGAGCCTTCCGCCGGCGCCCAAGCGTGAGCAGTTTGCAAGTATGGCACTCTTTCTCAAAGCAGAAGCGCAGCATCGTATTCTTGCCAGGCGCTTTGAACTTCGTAACAAATAATTCTGGAGTATTGACATGGCACTATTTAAATTCCTGGCTACGCCAGATCGACAGCAAACTCAACTAGCTTATCGTGTAAAGTTCTGGCCTAAATCTGAACTAACAGAAGGCGCTAAGCAACTCATTTGCTGGAGCAAGACAGTCTATCTCCGCAAGCGCCAAATACTTGCAGCTTGTATGCCTGACTTTGAAACGCTTGTCTACAAAGACAGGTCTTACAAAATAGTCTGGGCTTACAACAACATCCCTACTGAGCAAGAGTGGGATGGCAAGACTGATGAGTTCCTGATCCGCGTTGAGCTACGTTGCAGCCCTGCCATTGATGACTTCGCAGTAGCTATTCTTAACTTTGAACTTCAGCCCTGAGGAGATCGCCATGACTACAAAGACCCACCTTGAAACCATCTTCTTGCAGGCATCTGCCGCTGGATTTAAAAAGCCAATGCTTCGTGCAGATGGCTTCATCTTCAAGCTGGCTCCTGTTCATGGTGCCAATCCCGGCGCAGTATACATAACTCGCAAGGAAGATGGAGAGTATCTTGGCAAGCTGCATCATGGCAAGTTCAAACTACTCAAAGCTTATGAAGTCCACGAACAAGCAATAGAACATATTGCCAACTATCCAATGGGAGCTGCTATTCGCTATGGCAGACAGACAGGAGAGTGTGCAGTTTGTGGCAGGCATCTTGACAACAAAGAATCTGTAGCACTTGGCATTGGGCCTATCTGTGCAGAGAAGTACGGATTCCTTGCCCTTATCAAACAGCAACAAGAGCTTGAGTCTGACATTGATTGGAGTATTTTGTGAGCATTCATCGCAGTGACCCTGTTCGTACTGCTCCGCCGCTTGTTGGCAAGTGGAGTCAAAGCTCACAATCTTGTGACTTCTGCGGTAAGCATGTAGCAATGCAGGACTTGTATGCAGTCAAGACAACTGTCTATCCGCATGCACACTATGCTTGTGTAACTTGTGTCAAGCAACGCAAGCTGCAACTTGGTAAGATTTCTCAACAGCGTTATTTACGCAACATCACTGAAAGGTAAACATCATGATCTCTATATCTGTAACTGAATCCGATAACATCGGACTGAGTAACCTTGTTAGTTACGTACGTGGCATGCTTGAGTGTAGCAGCAATCCGACCGGAACTGCAATCATAACTGTATGCTGTAAGGACAATACGGAAGCATTCACAATCTATCTGCACAAACCAGAAGGTGGGATAATCAAAGAAAGCTACGAAATATACAAGCCACAAGCTAAGAGCTAAACAATAATAGTCGCAGGGGGTTGACACGCCCCCATGCACCCTGTATAGTTCATCTCACTGGGACGCAGCACCAGCCAATCGCTGCTAACAACCCGCAACACTGTTGCAAACTAAAGGAGTTCCAAATGCCTGTTGCTAAGACCTATCGCTTTAACTTTAAAAGCAGGGCAATCAAGGATGAGAACGGCAAAGAGATTGCTCGCACCAAGAAGCAACCTTCTGTTGAAGTTGATCTGCCTATCCTGACTGCTGACGAAATTGTTGAACTGCTGCAAGCTGGCGGCAAAGAAGCTGAACTGATTGTCACTGCTGCTGCTGACATTATCTACGGCGCTGCTCGTCAACAGTTTGATGAAGTCATCGAGTCCTTCGGCGACGATCAAGAGAAGGAAGTCAATGCTTCCATGCTTGACTATGACAAGCTGTCGCTGTCTTATGTTGCAAGCATCCCGCCGAGCCAGCGTGGCACCACTGCACTCACCGAAGAAGATTGGACTGTTTTCTTCGAGGACTATCTGGCTGTCATGGTTGCTGCTACTGGCAAAGAAGAAGCCCGTATCAAGAACCACATCAACCTGTTCAAGAAGCCTGCCAAGGCTAAGGCCAACCGTGAAGTGCTGCTGGTTCTGATTGACCAGCTGGACATCTACATGGCATCGAGCGCCAATCTGGAAGACACTGCTGCTTGTGCTGCTCGCATCCGTGGCAAGTTCGCTAAGTGGGCAGAGGAGCCGGAGAAGGCAGTCGATCTGTCTGTTCTGTAATCTTTGATTGCCGAAAGAATTGGGGCCAAGTGGCCCCTTTTCTTTTGTCTGAACTTTAACGCTAGAGTTTATACAAAAGAAATTGGAAACAAAAATCATGCAACTAGAATTTCAACGTGAACTAATAGCACTCTACAGTGCAAAGCTGCGAACGATCTTTCGCATGGCATAATCATGTCTCAATACGACAGTGTGTGGCATACCATTAAACATGTTGGCAGTGCAACAGTCACTGTCAGCAAGGCCCATGCGCGCACTGTTGAAGATGGCGTGAAACGTGTCAAGACAGCAGAAAACACTGCACGTACTAGGGTAGGACTTGTTGGCTGGTCTAAGCTAGTCATCACAAGGCAAGACATATCTGCTACTCATGTAAGAATCACATTCTCCTTGCTATATAGGACTGATCTGTAGAAAGGTGCAAAATGTTAACATCCTGTGTTGAAACTACGTATGCGTTAACACACAATGGCTACGGCCGCCTAAGTATTGCAGGTTCAGCGGTACGCCACCATAGGATTGCATACTGCAAAGCGCACAACATTCCACTATCAGCAATAGAGGGGAAAATAGTAATGCATGTCTGCGATAACCGTAAATGTGTAAATCCAGATCACCTTATATTAGGAGATCATAAACAAAATATGGCTGACATGGCTGCTAAAGGGCGTACTAATACCCGACGAGGCTCTACGCATAGCAAAGCTAAACTTACTGAGCAGCAAGTGCATGAGATAAAATCTACATTTGGACTATCACAGAGAGAATTGGCCGCGAAGTACGGGGTATCTGCAAGCCTAATTGCCGCGATTAAACTGGGCAAGGCATGGACGCACGTAGTATAATAGCATGTCAGTCACACTAAATTTTTTCATTAAGCCCATGACTGTAGAACTAGCAGCCCGCACGCTATTAGTTCACAACAGCGTGGGCATTTGTTTTTATTTAACTACTGGTCGCAGTCCGCTCAGTCTATCTCATACGCTAGGATTGGCAAATAAGTTACAGTGGTACAAGCCAGTCCTGACTGGTAACGATGTGGATACATTGCATGCTAACAAAATCTTAGGGCTGGCCACAAGTCTATGGAGTCACGGACTTAACAAGCTAGATCTTAACATGCTTCATTTGCGACTGGCATCTATGCCAGAATCAGCACAAATGCAGTGCATGAATAATGTATTACGATTTCTCAACCGCGCTCGCTATGTGAGCAACAAACTTGAAAGGTGCAACCTTATGCAAATGAATGATGCGATTCCTAAAGATGTGATGATGAGACTGCAATCCTCATTGGCTAGCTTGGAGACCTCTCTACTAGAGAAAGATCCCATGCTATCTCAGCATCTTCGCAACACTCACAGCATTCTCATCAGCTATCCTGAATCTGTGCACCTGCTTGATGACAATGAGATAGCACGCATTATTGATGCAGCAGAGATTCACACCAAGACTGAAATAGTCAAGGCCGCTGCTGCGGGCAAAGGTGCAACTCGCAAGAAAGTTACGGCAGACGATCTATGATACAAAATCCATTTAAAGTTCCAACTCTACTTGAGCGCTCAAAGCAACAGCTTCAGACTGCACAACAGCAATATCAACATCACAAATCCCAAGAATCCTACAACAAGCACATGGCTGCATACTATGCAGAGCAGGCAGGATTCTACTCAACCTATGTAAAAGAAGATCATGTCCCTGATAACTTCTGAACAATTCGATGCAATACTCGATACTCCAATCAACACTACAAACAACAATGCAAGCGCCGTACTAAAAACAAACTACGATAAACTATCAAGTCATGCGAATCTCACAACGTATTCTACTTCTGATATCTTCCATTCCTGTCCACGAAAGTTTGCAATTAAGAAACTGCAAGCAGCCACTGGCACTGCGGAAAGAGTTAACAGTCCTACGTTCGCGTTCGGCCATGCAGTTGGCGCTGGTATTGCCACTTACGATCAGACGCAAGATCTTCGCGCTGCAATCTGGGAAGCCATTAAAGCGTGGGACATTGATCTTTTTGATGAAGAACGTAAACCGAAACGCAAAAACGGCAAGAGTTTCTGGGAAGCAATTTGGGCGCTCTATGCGTATGAACAATTCTACAATGACTCAGACTTGTCTAGTTATGATTGCATAAAAGTAGAGGCCACCGTCGCCATTGACTTTGAAGATGGACACTTCTACTCTGGACATATTGATGAAGTCCTGCGTCACAAAGTGACTGGTCGCTATCGCGTCAAGGAGAACAAGACTACTGGCTTTGCCAACGTAGATCCTGCCATCTATGCCAACAGTGACCAAGCACTAAGCTATGCAATCGTCATTGATATGCTAGGCGGTGCAGACTATGACGTAATGTATGCAGTCTATAGCAGCACTGAACAAGCATGGACTCAGTTTGATTTTGTCAAACATGCACACCAAAAAGCTGAGTGGATGCAGGATCAACTGTTACTACATCGCCAGATAGATGACTACGCAGAACTCAAGTTCTTTCCAAAGCGCGGACGTAGTTGCTATAACTTCATGCGCCGCTGCGATCAATTTGACATGTGCAGCACATCATTCCAGCATCGCTTCAAGATGGAATACAGTGATCTTCCACGCATCACAAGCATTGCTGACATTTCCAAGATTGAAACTGTAGACTTTGCAACCACAATGACAGAGATTGTCAACCGCCAAAAGGAGAAACTCAATGAACCTCAATAACGCATACGCCATTCTGCAAGACAAGGCTTTTACTATACAGATTAAATTCTTTAGTCCTAGCTGCAATATCAGCGGAAAGTGCTATACATATCTATGCGATATTCCAGAAGTCAAAGTCGGCGATCATGTCGTAGTTATGACGGACGCGGACATGCAAGACGTACCAAAAGTTGTGCAAGTTGTATCTGTGGATACTGGTATTGAAGCAGATTTACTAGGAGATATTGAATACAAATGGATTGTGCATAGGATTGACTACACTTCCTATGATCGCAAGCTGCAAGAAGCAGCTGACATGGAAGCAAAGATCAACAAACTTAAGCGTGACTCCGCACGCGCACAGCTCAAAGCTGCATTGGTTGATGCTCTAGGACTTGGCAACACAGAAGCTTTGAATACAATTATCAAGGAATAATCACCATGAACCTATCTGAATACGTGTCCAACAGCCGCACCAAAGTTCTTGTCTATGGCGCTCCCAAGACTGGAAAGACTGCACTCGTTGGCAAGCTTGCTGCTGCGGGCTTTAAGCTCCACTGGCTTGACCTTGAGAATGGTATCAAGACTCTCCTGAATCCTGCCATTCTTCCCATCTCTGCACGCGCTAATGTCAATGTCATCTCTGTTCCGGATCATCGTCTCTATCCTATCGCTATTGACACTGTGCGGGATATTCTACGTGGCGGTAACAAGCGTATCTGCAACTCCCACGGAAAAGTATCTTGTCCACTGTGTCTCAAAGATGGCAGCGCAACATGGAGCGAAGTAAACATCTTTGATCTTGGTGCCAAAGACATCCTCGTAATTGACAGCCTGTCGCAGCTTGCCAACAGTGCAATGAATAAGGGCATCATCAAAGAGCTTCAGAAGCCCGGAGGTGAAGAATACAAGAAAACCTTCACTGATTACGCAGTTCAAGGTAGTTTGATGGAGCAGATTCTATCTGCTATTCAAGTGCTTGATGTGAACATCTGCTGCATCAGTCATGAGATGGAATCGGAATCTCTTGAAGGCCGTGAGAAGATTGTTCCTGTTGCAGGCACACGCAACTTCTCTCTAACAAGTGCAAAATACTTTGACAGTGTAGTGCATTGTGCTATCACTAATAAGCAACATAGAGCATATGCCTCTACTACCTACAGTCCTACGATTGTCACTGGCTCAAGACTACCTCTTGCACTGGATGACAACAAGACTGGTGAGCTGGAACTAACAGCTATTTTCAACCCCACTTGACAATGGAGCAGAACTATGACAGACTCTAGTCTCAACACTTCGGCATTGGACGTACAGATTGGTGGCAGACATTATGCTGCTAAATCAATTCAACCAGTCCAATACATCCATGCCAATGACATTGGATTCTTTGAGGGTAACGTAATCAAATACGTCACTCGTTGGAAAGACAAGGGCGGACTTGAGGATCTCCGCAAAGCCAAACACTACATTGAATTGTTGCTTGAGCTTGAAGATCGTGCCGTTCTGGAACTCAAAGCCTGATTGAAAACATCCACTGGCATACTGGATAATGTATGCTAACATCAACTTAACTCTCTAAACTGAAAGACCATATCATGTCTAACAAAGCATTTGCCGATCTCGACTCCCTGATGGACGCATCCATGGATGATATTGATGATCTGCCGCCTGTTGGCGTTCCGCCCACTGGTCATTACAATCTGCTTATCACTGCAAGCCGTGAAGCTTCGCAAGCTGGCTCTGAATACATCAAGTTCAGCTATGAAGTGGAAGCTGTGAATGAAGTCAAGGACGCTGCTGAAGAATCTCAAGCCGCTGTCGGCATGAAGTTCACGCAGATGTTCTCGCCCTTCAAGAAAGATGGCACCGTCAATGAATACGGCCTGGGCTTTCTGAAGGAAGCATGTGCTCCGTTTGCTGCTCACTTCGGCACTGCTAAGATGGGTGACACCATTGCACAGATTGACAAGATCAGCGTTGCTGCTAGTCTTGCTCGTCGCAAGGACAAGCGCGACCCTGACAGGTGGAATTTCTCCATTAAAGACGTCGTCGTTCTGTGACAGACTGCATAAATAGCACATACGCTATTGGCACTTCAGGCTACTGTTATGTAAATCTTGGCGGTAAGCCTGTTGGCCATCACCGATTAGCATATGCAAAAGCTAACGGAGTAGCTCTGGAAGATATGCAAGGTAAAGTTGTTATGCATATATGCGACAACAGGACATGCATAAATCCAGAGCATTTGCGACTTGGCACTGTTGCAGATAACAATGCAGATATGCGAGCTAAGGGACGGGCATCAGGCAATCCAAATCCTGTGCTCAATCCTATGGCAAAATTAACACCAGAGCAAGTTAGAGAGATACGCAACAATAAACAGTTGACGTATGATAAACTTGCAAAGATGTTTAGCGTATCTAAGTCCACAATTTGCCGCGTAAAGAAGCAGCAAGTGTGGTCAGTAGTAGTCTAACTAAAGAATGCCTCGGCCTTGTGCCGGGGCTTTTGCGTATGTGGCCTTGTGAAAAGACTGCATACTCAAAACTCTTGTTAACGTGAAAGGCAACACATGCAACTAGCACTATTTGGCGCCCCTGAAGATCGTCCCTATCTGGATCGCTTTCGTCCCATCATTGGCGCTCATGCACTCAAGGTACAACTAGCTCCAGAAGAATACATCACAAGCATAGCTGCAAAGATCAAAGCTCATGGCATCACGCACATCATCTGCACAAATGCAACGACGCTCGTCACTCTTATCAGCTGCTTGCCAGATTTCCGCCACCCTGTTGATAAGCGGGGATCAAAGAGAAAGCTTGCTCTCGATGATTACGCAGGGAGCTTCTTTAGCATCCCGGCGACAAAACTTGGTACTACTCATAGCGTTGAAGTGCTCATCCTCAATCCGCTTCAGCACTTGGTATCAACGCCGGAAGGGCCATTCATCTTTAAGCGTTTTGTTAGCAAGATCACAGATCCAGATCGTTGGTTTCCGCAGACGCAATTCACTTGGGAAGTCTGGAAGCCTTCAACATCAGCTTCTCTCCTAGAAAAACTAAACAATGCAGTCCTTCTTGCAGTTGACATTGAGACCTATGTTGGGGATGAAAAGAGACGTATCCATTGTGTTGGCTACGCTGCTCTATTTGCTGACGGTACTACTCACTCTGTGGTTGTTCCATATAAGGATATGCTGGCTCACCAGTTTGTCCGTAACGTAAATGCAAACAATGTCCCAAAAATCTTCCAGAATGGAATGTATGACAACCTGTACTTCCTCCGTTTTAATTCACCATGCAATAACTGGCTTTACGATACGCAGCACTTGTTCCATGCATGGTATTCAGAGCTGCCTAAGCGACTTGACTTTATCACTGCTTTCTCAGTTAGAAGCATCCGATATTGGAAAGATGATGCAGCAGGAAGCGAACACAACTTGTTCGAGTATAACGCCCGCGACTGTTGGGCGACTCTTACTTCGTGGTGTGCACTCATCTTGGAGATCCCTGATTGGGCAAGAAGTAACTATCTGCTTGAGTTCCCACTTGTGTTCCCTTGCCTTCACATGGAAGCTGACGGACTCTCACTTGATCGTGAGCGATTTGATAGTGCACGACAAGCAGCAGAGACGAAGCTGGAACTTCACAGGAAAAAGCTGTCGGCGTGGTTTGGCGAAGCGTTTAATCCGGGATCTCCAGACCAATGCAAGCGACTGTTAAAAGTTCTTGGGATGGGAGACTTAGATAGTGCAGACTCCAAAGCAATGGTGGCCTGTGCTGCTGTGCATCCGTTCAATGAACGCATTGTCTCCGAGATACTTGCATATCGCAAGCAAGCCAAACTCTTGTCCACATATTTCAAATGGGAGAAGTTCTGGAATGGCAGACTCTACTACAAAACCAACCCGGCAGGAACTGATACTGGCCGTATGGCATCTACAGAATCCAGTTTCTGGACAGGGTTACAAATCCAAAATATCCCTGCAAAGGGAGGAGTTAAAAACTATATTGTTGCAGATCCTGGCTACAAGATTGGTGAATGCGACTTCTCACAAGCAGAGGCCAGATGTGTTGGATACATGTCAGGATGCATGGCATTGATAGATCTTGTAGAATCAGACAAAGATTATCATAGCTGGAATGCCCACAAATTTTTTGGTGTGCCATATGAGCAGATAACAAAAGATCTGCGACAGCTTGCAAAGCGCGTAGGCCATGGAGCAAACTATTGTATGGGACCTGCGGTGTTGTTGGAAACCATGGGGGCTAAAGCAGTGGCAGAAGCTAGGCTGCTGCTGAAACTTCCAGCAAAATGGAGTTTGACGCAAGTGTGCCAGCATCTTCTAAAGACTTATGAGCTTGCATATCCGGAAGTTAAGCGAGATTGGTACGACGATATTAAGCGTACAATAAAGCTGAAGAAGAAACTTACAAGTCCGCTAGGCTGGACCCGCTATTTCTTTTCAGATCCTACCGTATCAAAGCCAGCAATGAATGCCGCAGTTGCCCACGGACCTCAGAACTTGAACTCCGGCGTATTGAATAAAGTGTTCTACAGGCTGTGGCACAGTACGATGTACGGGGAATTGCGAGGGAAAGTAAGGCTGAAAGCACAGATTCACGATTCCATATTATATTGCTACAATACGGAGGATTCGCCAAAAGCTGTGCAAGAGATGATGCGCTATCCTATACCAGTACGCGATCCACATGGAGTAACGCGCACAATGCTAATTCCTTCGGACATGAACTCAGGAGAAACTTCATGGGGAGATCTAAAATAACCTATGATGAGGTAAGAAAGCTTTTTGATTATACCCCAGAAACTGGTAAGTTGGTGAGAAAGCTAACCACCAGTTCTAGGGCTATATGCGGACAGGAGGTCGGATGCAGAAATGCTAGTGGTTACCTAGTAGTTCGCATTGGCCCTACCCTGTACTACGTACATCGCCTGATATGGCTGTGGATGACTGGAGATTGGCCTGCGGAATCTATTGACCATATCAATAGGAATCCTGCAGACAACCGTTGGGAGAATCTTAGAGATGTTAGCTGCTCTGATAACTGTCATAATCGAGAAGTCACCTCTGGAGTGTATTGGGCACATAGAGACAAAGTATGGGTGGCATCCATATCCTATCAAGGAGTAAAGACTCACATAGGGCAACATAAAGACAGAGCTGTTGCAGAGCGTATGTACGCAGATCATAAAAAGAGGTACATACCTTGACTACTCCACTGTTTGAATCCTATTTTCAATACGTTGAAAAGACTGAATCTCCTATGATCTTTCATAGGTGGAGCATACTGTCCTGCTTAGGTGCAATGCTTGGCAGGCAGTTCTATCTTCCATTCGGTGAATTCAACATCTTTCCTAATCAGTATATAATGCTGCTAGGTGATCCCGGAACGCGCAAGTCAACAGCAATTAAGATGGCGAAGAAGGTCATCGCATCTGCGGGCTATGACAAGTTCAGTGCGGAGCGTACTTCAAAAGAGAAGTTCCTGCTGGACTTGGAAGGTGTAGAAGATGACGAAGGCAAGGTAACTAAAGACAGTGTGATGCAGAACCTATTTGGAGATGAAGCCGCCGGCGGAGATCCCAAAGAAGTTTTCATTACTGCTGACGAGTTCAATGAGTTCGTTGGCTCTAGCAACCTTGAGTTTCTTTCCTTGCTTGGCAGCTTGTGGGATTGGGATAACCCTGATGCTCCGTTCAAGCAGCGACTCAAGACTTCGAGAAGTGTAAACATCTACCAGCCTACAATCAACATTCTGGCTGGCAATACGCATGCAGGATTTGCAGAAGCATTCCCGCCGCAGGCTATTGGTCAAGGCTTTCTATCCAGGCTTATTCTAGTCTATGGTGAAAGCACCAACAAGAAGATTGCATTTCCTGAGCGTCCAGATGAGCTGCTGAAAACTAGCATCATCAACACACTTGAGACTATTCGTGCAGATATACATGGGGAAGCAACCATGTCAAGTCAGGCACGCAATATGCTTGAGGTTATCTATCGAACATTTGAAGGATTGGAAGATGCTAGATTTAAACACTATTCCACCAGACGTTTTACGCATCTACTCAAGCTCTGTCTCCTCACCGCAGCTAGTAACATACGGAGAGAGATCAGGGCAGAAGATGTGTTATTTGCTAATACCTTACTCACATTCACAGAGCACAAAATGCCCAACGCAATGGGAGAGTTCGGAAAAGCAAAGAACGCAGACGTAGCAGCGCGGATCATCTCCGTACTTGCAGAAGCCAAGAGTCCATTAGATGTTCCTGCACTGTGGAAACAAGTTCAATCTGACCTTGACAAGCCAGAGGACTTGAACAAACTTCTTGCTGGCCTAATGCAAGGTGGCAAGATTCAATACGTTCCACGGGGCAAGACTTCTAACGTGCAAGGCTATCTGATTGTTCGCAAGATGTTGAGTGATAAGAATGTGTACGTTGACTATTCACTGTTGAAAGAGGCAAATAGATCATGAAGCCAAAAGACTATAGACTTATTGTTGACTCTCACGTTGCTGGAATTCCTTGCAAGCTAGGAGTCACAGAAGTCGGTTACTATGAGCCAGCATATACACGAGGGCATCCAGATAATTGGGAGCCTGAAGATTCTTGCCCTCACACCTACGACATTCTGGATCGCAAAGGTTACAGAGCTACATGGCTAGATGCTAAATGCTCTGTGAAAGATTGCGATCAACACCAACTTGACATTGACAAGCATTTGAAGGAGTTTGCACATGACTACTAAGCACACGCCAGGACCTTGGACACTGGATGATCGAGGCTACAAGTACATAGTACACAAACCAGGCGACGGATACATTACCCGCGATATTTGTCGGATGGATAGCAGCACAATGGCTGCGTTTGCTCAGGAGGCCAATGCCAGGTTGATCGCCGCCGCGCCGGATCTGCTCAACGCTGTCCTGTTTCTGCTCGGCAACCCTGACAACCGTATCTCCCGCGCCGACGTCAATGCAGCCCGCGCAGCAATTGCCAAAGCAACAGGAGAATAAGCAATGACTACTAAGCACACCATTACCATTGAGATTGAAGCAGACACTCTGCATCCAAACCTTGTAGACTTCCTTGCACATCGTGCCTACACAGTAGATGGAGTTAAGGCAGTCACAGCGCGACTAGAGGAAGGTAAATCTTTTGAGGACAAGATTACTGACTTCAACAAGATGTATGGACTGCCGGCGCTAGAGGCTCCTGGCATCCCGCGCTTGCCAGTCTTTACACCTAGCGGCTCTACATCTGTCCGCGAACAGCTTGACGTGTACCTAGAGAAAGTCTACAGTATCTTCTTTGAAGAACTCAATGAAGTAGATGCTATTCGCATGGCAGTGCGTGATCCAGATCGTACAATGCTGGAAGTTCTGACTGAGCTTGCTGACTGGCTTGGCGATCTGCAAGTTTATTGCGCCAGTGAGATGAGAAAGTTTGGACTGCCAATCAATGAAATTCTTGGCATCATCATGGCATCCAATATGTCAAAGATTGGAGAAGATGGAAAGCCTATCTATGATGAGCGAGGCAAGGTATTGAAAGGTCCAGGCTATTGGAGGCCAGAGCCGCGAATTGCAGCACTGTTAAAGGAGCGCATGAAGTGATTGTAAGGGATGAAGTCGTGTCACTACTTTCAACTATGGGGCCAATGAACTATCTAGATCTACTTGCTGAGATTGGATGCTCTAAGGCTTATATGACTGAATGCTTGAGAAGGCTTCATGCTGATAAAGTAATATTTGTCAAGAGCTGGGAGCGTACTGGTTTACAGCTTGCGCGAGTTTGGGCACTTCGCACGAATCGGCAAGTTGATGCGCCGCGTCCTCCAGCTCTTGGCAATAAAGTTTGGCAACAAAACTACAGGGACAGACATGCAGCAAAACTCAAACACAAGAGATCAGTGCGCGCAGTTAACAATCCATTCTCTGGACTTCTATGCCAGTAATTGATTATCCAGTTCATCCTCACGGTGTTCGGAATACTGACTGCAGATATGGATGTTGGAACAGGCCATATCGCTTCAAGGAAATGGTAGTTTCTCAGGAGCATGGATCAGCTTTTCCATTCCGCATGTCTCATGAGTGTCGCTACGATCTAAGCAATACAGATAGCGGTTGTAAGGATTGCAAGCATGCTGATGTAGGCCATAAATATGTGATCCGAGAAGAAGCACAGAGTGCTAGATAAACAAAAGCCCCGCATCCGAAAGGATGACGGGGTCTTTTTTCGTCCATACTTTTTATGGGCGTTCTTCCCAGATAGCTGAGAATACTACAGTAGCTGTTTGGTTTCCTACGTTTTCCACAACCCAATAATAAGTACCTGGACCTACGCCACGTTCACTGGATTGTGTAGAAGCTGCGGCATCCTTGTTACCGGCAGTAATGCGCACCAAGTCTGTAATAGTTCCTCCAGTGTGTGCACCATCATAGTCCAGCATGACCTGATTAGTCAATATAGGAGCTTCTGTCATGGTGTTCATGCGAAACACTGGAATAGAAGTCCACGGCCCTGCGGCAGTTCCGTCAAATCTGCGAGTGATCTCACAAGTAGAATCTTCTACAGAGAAGCTAACATCTCGCACAATTACATTGACTGGGACAGTTATGCGAATGGATGCCGTTCCAAGGGCTGCAATGGATAGCTTCTGAAATGCTTTGAAGGTTCTGCCTGCAAAGAATCCAGTCTGTCCAACATCTACCCGAAGCCTTCCGTATGCTCCATCTCCATCAGTAATAAATCGACTAGGAAATCCTTGACACATGTTGCCACTGCGGTCAAGAAAATAAGGGCCGGAATTGTCATCTTCTTTCCAAAACCAGCCCCACTGATTACATTTATAACCAGCGGGGATTGTCATAGTTTACTCCTCAGGTTGTGACATATAGTCTGTTAGTCGTTCGCCACCCATGATAGTCTGAAGCGTCTGTGCATACGGACTGCTAAGTTTACCAGCAAGCTGGTTCACAGTAGACACGTTTGCATCTCTGCTCCAACGTTGCATGGCCTGACTGAAGTTCTCAATTCTTCCGCCACTGCGTGTATAGCGCAGCATGAAATCTTCAAGCTCCTCATCAGTCGGTACTTCATTGTCATATAGTTTGGTCTTGACAACTTCTCCTAGACGCTCCAGCCTTGCACGATCCATTGCTTGATACTGCTTCTGGCGATACAGAGTAGTCAGTGCAATGGACTCGTCCATTGGCCTAGCGCCCATCAGCCTTGCAACTCCACCGAAATTGGTGAAGCGATCTGCAACAGTGGCCATCAGACTTGTAGTTTCCATGTCATTGGCCGCACTTACCAATGCGCCTTGGCTGGTAGTAGTTCGTCCTGCAAGCAACTGTGCAAACCCTGCCAGTGGCCTGTTCAAGCCTTGGTGTTCCAGTCCTTTCAGCAACGCATCACTCACATCAGCGCCTTGCATTATATTCTTACCCATACCAGTGATGGCATCAATAAGTCGAATGCTTGCGCTGACAGCAGGAACATCCAGAGGATTGACCGGGATCATAGTAATATGGCGCGGGTTCATATCACCACGAGTATACAGTGCAGGACTACTGCCGCCAAATAGCGGGAAGGCAGAAGCTGTACCGTACAGCATCCAATCACCGAGTTCCTTGTTGAAGCTAGGAAGTGTGTTATACAAATCCTTGTGCTCAGGATTACCTGCAACCAGACTGCCAATTAGGTGCGTGTTGACAGCATCAAAGAATGGCAGACCATTCAAGCCAAAGATGCTACCTTGCAAGCCTGCAAACATTAGCAACGTTTTCTTGTCTCCAGCTTCCATATGCCTATGGAGTTGCTGAAGCACGTTGAACGTGTAGGTTTGGAACAGGGAGATAGCTGCACCAGTTGTGCCCTGGAATACAATGGGCCGCTGACTGGTAACATAGTTGCCCTGCACCCGGTTCACAAATGTGGCAATATATGCATCTTGCTCCTTGATAGACATGCGTCCTGCTTCCACAAGTGGATCAGTCAGTTGGCGCATGGTGTCTGCAGAGATGAAGCGAGTCAGTTCTTCAGAGAAGTTGTTACCAGTAAACTTAGATCCTTTCTCAATGCCGGCCTCAAGTCTGTTGATCCAAGCCTTTGCATTGTGAGGTCTAAAGCTAAGGTCATCAAGAACCTCATGATATAGTTGGCTGATTTCCTTGATGGCACCAATCTTGCGATAGCGGCCAATCAGCTCCTCTTTGCGCGGGCCAAAGAAGTTGTTGATTGCATCAGACAGTCGTGGCATCATGCTGGGAGCGCGCACATCTCGACCTGGCACCTTGACACTCATCAACTCATTCAGCTTTCCAAGCATGGGATCACCAGTCTTGAGTCGCTGCTTAATACTTGACAGCTCTGTGCCAAGCATAATAGGTGTGGAGATGATGTTCAGCAAGCTGTTTGCAAAGTCGAGCCGCAGCGTGACACCTGCCAGCAACAAGTTAGCTTTCTGCAGCCCCTCACGAATAAGATTTCGCGGATAGCGCTCGTTAGCAGTCAGGTGCTGATCCATGTTATGGTACACACCACGCATACCATATTGTTCCATCAGAAAGTTTGCATCTTCCCAGGAGATCAAGCCAGCTTTTGCATCGCGGAAACCACGCTCAAATGCTTCACCTGCCTGCTTGCCAACCTTGTCAACAAACTCATTCAGGCTGTCCAGGAGCGGAAACTCCTGCTGCTTGGAAATATCCAATGCAGTCTTGATGTAGTCTCCGAACGGATCTGCAACTTTAGATCGGAAGCGGCTGCCAAGTCCACGAGTAACGGACTCTGATTCTTTGCGGAAAGTCCGCGACAGGAATCCAAGCTCTGCAAAGAACTGACTGTTGCGAACTTCTGCTGCTGTCCTTACGAGCTTCTCCTCACCCTTGGCATGGAATTGCAGATAGTCTTCCAACACGTTCTCTGCTCGTGTTTCAGGAAGCATGTCAGCAAGTTTACCACGGCGCACAAGTTCACTATTTACAGTGCCTTCATTCAGCGTCAGACTGTAGTCGTATTCACCTTTTGCCTTGAAATAGTTGTCTGTGTCAGCCTTGAAGAATACATCAAAGTCCTCACGAAGGCTGTCTGCAAGTTCCCTCAACTGCTGCTCACTGCGCGCAGTTATCATGCCAGTATCAGATGCCAAGCCTACTTTGGTTTTGGGCTTGACGAACGCATGATAAGGATAGCGAACAGTGTTAATGGGAGGCACATAGACAATAGGCTCATCACCATGCTTGGCCATGTTCATGCCACGTGCATTGTAGAGCGTAGTTAGCTTGTTGCGGCGCTGATGATTGATGGCCGTGTGTGCCTTCACAAACTCAAACACTGCTTCAGAGTTGACTCCAAACACATGGGGCATGTCTCCAGTCAATGTATCCAGAATTTCATCCACAGTCATATTGGCACGTTTGGCAGCGGAGATTGCCTCAGTGCTAATGAGTCGCTGTTCCCCATCTGGATCGACAACATAACGCATTGGAGATTTGCGAAGTGCTGTAGTCAGGATGCCTAGTTCCGCAGCGGCCTCAGGACTCTCACGTATGGCGTTGACATGCGGACTCAGAGTTTCTACAACTGCATCCCTGCGACGCTGTTTAAGCAGTGAAACGTTCTTGCCAAGCTCTTGTGAACCTAGTGCTGCTTTGTTGCCATAGTCCGCGTTGGCTGCACCGAACGTAGTAGCGCCAGCACCTTGTTCTGTAGCAGCTCTGCTCAGTGGGTCCTTACCAGAAGAAAACTTTTCCAGATCAATAATCAGGTCTGCGTCTTCTCCAAGCACAGAGTTGACAGCATTATCTTGGACACTGCGGCGCACAGCCAGCTGGTAGTGTGTGCTGAGTTCCATAGTTGCCAGATGGCTTGGTCCCATATTCATGCGGTACGCATCCTCTGGAACCATCTTAGAAACTACGCCAAAGTTCCACTGAACAGCTACATTTCGTGGAGTCAGTGCCGCCTCTGTAGGCAGAATGCCAGACTCTCGCAGTGCCTGATTGTGAACAAGCGGATTGAATCCATTAGAAATAGTTTCTTCCACCCATTCACGAGTAGTTCCCAGGTTGGCTGCAATGATGCGAGTCTCAACGGCCTTGCCAGCTTTGCCAAGCTTCTCAAGTTGCCCTTGCAGAATATCTAGGCGCGCTTCTTCCACATAAGCACGAAGGCTGACAAGCTCCTCGTAAGGAGCTTCTTTACTGCCTTCCATGAATTTGAACTTCTTTACAGTATCAAAGTGAGAGCTCTCAAGTTCCACCAGGCGTTGCAGCACCGGCAAATCCTTGGCATTCACAATGCCGCGAGTAACCTTGTAAAGTTCGGAGATGCTGCGACGACTTGCCCATGCAAATCGGGCACTGCCTTCTATAGGCGGCGCATCAATCTTAGATACAAAAGCGCCACTCACTCGCTGCTTAAAGCTACCTGCAGAGATATAATCAATCGCATCAATGAACTTGCCATTCTTGATAAGATCCCCAAAGACAGGAACAGTTTGCGGAGTAAGCGTGCCAGTTTCCAGATCCACGAACATACGCACAGTGTGCGGAGTTTCACGGTATGCCAGCACCTTCTTGCTTGCAGGGTTAAAGCGGAAGCTGCCATCCAAAAGCTGAACCGCATCTGCCTCAGGAGCAAGTTTGAACGCATCCTTGACTTTGCCAACACCAAGCTGATCCATGCGGACAACTTCCAAGTCCGCTGCTGTCACCTCATCTGCAAGCATGTATGCTTGTTGAGAAGTCTTTTTGCTACGCTCCTTGCTGAACGCATTGCTCAACTTCTCAAGTGCCGTATCTCCAGTAGGCTTGAGATTGATATAGAACTTGCGAGCATCCAATGCCATTCGATCAAGGTCAACGGCCTCAATGCGCTCCACATTATTCAGATACCCATGCAACAGTTCTACGATTTCATCTGGAGACTTGCCCGCTTCTCGTGCAGCACTGATGCCAGACTTAACAAATGCAGAGTAGGCTTGGCCAATACTGGCATCTCCAGCTGCAAGTTCATTGAAGCGGATGGCAATCTCATCCTGCGCTTGTTTCTGAGCTTTGGCGCGCGCAGCATTTATAGCTGGCCCAATGTCCAGAACTTCTTCATAGCGCTTGCCATCGTAGGTAAACTTGAATCCAATATTCTGCAAACCTTCAGGCTTGCTTAGCATGTCAGACAGATAGGCACTGATCTCGGTACCTTTGGTCTTCAGTCCAAGCTGTGCAGGATCGTAGATGGTGTCCACCAGTCGCAGCTCTGCCTGAATATCTCGTGATGCAGACTTGAGGATGCCTTTCGTGGCAAGTGATCCAAGCCCACCGCCAATGGTGCCAGCAAGGGTTGTACCAAGTGCAGCATTCCAAGCGAAGTCTCCAAGACTGTCCCCATCAAAGATGGGGTTGTCATTCATCATTGCTACAATGGCCAGCTCTTGGGCAGTACCAATCAGTGCCTGATCTGCAACTTCCCACCCAAGCTGTTTGCGGCGTGCAGAAGATTGCAGAATGTTTTTGACAGTGCCGCCATTCTCAGCAGTTTCTTTTAGAGCCTCTTTAAGCCAGTACTCCTTACGGCTGGCAGTAAGTCCAAGGCCGCGCCCAAAGTTACCAACTGCGGTGCCGCTACGAGCAAGCTGAAGTCCCTTTGTACCTATTGTCATAGGCAGAAGGGAAGAGCCAATAAAGCCAACCAGGTCAGCGCCAGCTTTGTGCTCTGCGTAATAATCTCCTACTTCATCTCCGGCGAAGCGACGCACAGTTTGCTCAGTATCGAGCATGTCCTGACCAGTGTAGTCAAGAAATGTATTATAGATTCCAAGTGCGCCAGAGACTACGGCAGCAGGAGTGCCTTTGGTGACTGCTTCACTGATACGCGTCAGTGTACCTGCTTGCATGTCTGTGGTGTCGGCCGCAGTTGCAATGGGATGCTCAAAAATGTCCATATCGCCTCCGATGTGACATGTTAAAGATTAAAAGCCAAGACCTTCAAAAAGTTTTTCTTTCTGATAGATCATCGGGTTGGTGTACTTGCGCACAGTAGAGATGGATGCATCAATCAGTGCCTGTTTAGTCTGCAATTCATTTGTTGCATCGAACTTGATTGTGCCTCCTTTGACAGACTTAATGCCAAGATCCACAACGTAGTTCTTTGCAGGAAGCAAGCCTACGTTTGTATATTGGTAGTGATTCAAGTTGGCAGCAGCGCCCAAGCGCACGTAGTTTGCAATATCTGCGGCGGCCTTTTCAGGAGATATGGTCTTGGCCTTTACAGATTCTGCAACAGTGTTGATAGCTTGGGTAAACTGTTCTGCTGTCAGGTTGGAGTCATAGGTTCTGGTGCTGCTACTCGCTGCAACAGTTTGCAGAGCTTTGACCAGTGCATTGTCCTTCAGTCCTGCATACTCTGGCTTCGTGGCAATCATGTCCAGCATTGCAGTGTGACGCAGCTTGTAAGGATGGAACTTGCTGTCAAATGCGCTGTCATTCATTGCCCTGCTGCCAGTACCATTGGCGCTAGTGTAGAACATGTTGGTGACAGCGTGCTCAGCTTCATCTCGTACTTGTGCAAGCTCTTGTTTGGAAAGCTGCTCAACCTGCTTGCCAAGTTTCTTGGCGCGCTCCTTCATCTCTACGCGAAGCTGCTCAGTATAGCCACTGATGGAACTTGCAAATCCTGGATTGGTGCGCGCAATAGCTGTCTGATCTGCGGTTGCAAGCATACCAAGAGATTCTACAAGGCCTTCACCAAGTCTTGCATTTCCTGCTGCCATCAGCCAGCGATTCTTTTCTGCAGCTGGCAAGAGTTCCAGTTCTTGCAAGGTCATGGGCTTAGATCTTCCCATGAGGCCACTGATCTGAGCTAGGCGAGAATTGAACTCCTGCTCAAATGCAGCCTCCTTCTTCATCTTCTCCAGACGTTGAAGCTGAATCTCACGATTGGCTGCACGCTGCTCTGCGAGCATTTCAGACTGCTGCAAGGTCTGCGTGATCTGAAGCTTTTTGTTGAACAGATCAGACTCAATATCAAAGAGCTTGTCAGACAGTTGATATGCTTGCAGATTGCGGCCGCTGATCTTGCTAATATTGTCAATCTGAGCTTCCCGCAGTTTGATCTGCGCAGCCTTAAGTTGATTATCAGCCTCTGCAATCTTCAACTCTTTGATGGAGTCTGCTGTATTTGCAGTGACGGCGCTTCGGTGAGCAGTCAAAAGGCGCTGACGAGTAGTAATGTTTTCCGCAGCGGCATCTCGCTGGTCAACAAGCGCATTGTTCTGGGCTGCTACTTGCGGCAGTTGAAGCTGAGCAGCAATCCACCCAAGGGGATTATCCAGCAGACTGATTTGACTCAGCTTGTCAACCTGCTGTCGGACCGCTTTGCGCTCTGTCTCTGCCTGATTGTAGGCAGCCATGCTGGCGTTCAACTCATTATTGATATCATCAGGGTTAAGGCCAATAACAGTCTGCGCATTCTCCAGAACTTTGTTCTGCGTGTATTGAATTGCAGCTGCTTGCTTTGCCTGCTCAGATGCAATCTGTGCCACTTGTGCAGCTTCCTGCGCATTGACATCCATCATGTTCTGCATCAACGCAGTCTCAGCATTCATTGTATTGAGCTGAGTGGTCACGTTCTGTTGGCGCTGTTGAGCAGTGTTTGTAAGCTGCCCAAGAATTGCATTTAAATCAAGCATAATTAATCTCCCATTCCGTCAGTGCCGCCACCAAAGCCATAGCCTCCGCCGCCCCAGTCACTACTTCCGTAGTCACCTCCAAGTGTGCCAAGATCAGATCCTGAAATGTCGCCACTCATAGGGCCGCCAACAGTAGTTCCTGTATCTGTAGTGCCAGATTGCCAGCCACCTTCACTAAAATCTGGAGCTACACTGAATCCGTAGTCACTGAAATTGGACTGATCCAGCGAAGCCTCTGGCACAGACAAATCAGTAACAGATACAGCTTCAGGATTGTGAGGAGCAACTGCTTGTTGTATTGCCGCCATTGCCATGTCAACGATTGTTGGCATACCAGCTAACGTAAGTCCTGCATCTACAAGACCTACTACTGGAGCCGCTGCATATGTTGCCATCTTACCTAGCGATGTAGCAGCGCCCTCAAGACCATTAGCTGCAAAGCCGCCAATAACTCCAGCTAGTTGTCCTGGCACTCCAAGAGCATTCAGAGCCATTGGACTAGTAGCCAAAGTCTTTCCAACATCTGCTACATTCTCAGCTTTAGATAGGCTAACTCCCAGTCCTGCAACTCCAAAAGCCTTGCCTAGATCACTTGCCATCTGTGCTAGGTCCGGACTTTGCGCAAGCTGGGCACCATAGCCTAGCGCGTTGATACCTGCACCAATTCGGCCAGGATCTATACCAGCAGCGGTTGTACTGGCTGAGATGTTTCCACCGCTTCCACCACTCCCACTACTGGAAAACTGTGGCATAGATGGAGCATTGATAGCTTGCAGCAACTGGGCAACTACTGCCTCATCTGGCATTGTTACTTGTGTGCCCATCACTGCACGTGGAGAATATGTTGGCGCATCTGATCTGCGCCCTCCTCCTGCATATTGTATTGCCATGATAACTCCTTAAAACCACTGCATCGCATTAGGCTGCTGGAACCACTCCTCTGGTGCCATGCTCATCTCAGGCGCAGGTGCTTGATCTACTGCAAAGTTTGCAACATTGAAATCAACAGGAGTAAATGTCGCGGTGTCAACGGGCGCAGTATATGCAGTTGCCGTATCCTGTCCAGGAGTGTATGCAGGCCCGCTATAATCTACAAAAGATGCGTAAGGACTCTCAGCAAAAGGCACATTCTGCGGGAGTGTAAAATCTACGGGAACTGTGGCAGGAGTAACAGGAGCAGCAGTGCCGCCGCCAGTACCAGTACCAGTCACAGCTCCCAGCATCTCTTGCACAGTCTTATAGCCACCAAGTTTAGTGGCCGCCTGTGCCAATCCTAGAATAGCAGCCATCTGCCCAAGTTGACTGTTTTGCTTGGTAGTCTGCTTCTTGCCAGTCATTGCACTTGCCGCTTGTGCCTGAGTAGCCAGATTTTGATTTTGCTGTGCTGCAACTTGCTTCTGGCCCTCCAGTGTAGTTTGTTGTAGCAGCGATTGCAAAGCTGCTTGCATAGGCGCATTGCCGCTACTACGTGCTCCAACAGCGCGACCATATGCAGACTGCAATCCTGGAATCTGTCCTGCTGCTTGCTGAAAGATGCCCTGGAGCATAGCATTGTAGTCGACGCCTTGCAGCTGGCTGAGGACATTTTGCAGTGGGGCAGTATTCGTAGTCGTAGTAGTGGCAGTCTGTCCACCGCCTCCAATCAACCCCATCAATGCTTGAAGTTGGCCAAGTTCATTTGGCACTTGTACTTTATCTGTTGCCATTATAATCTCCATGAAAAAAGGCTACGCAGTAACTTGATTGTAAATCAAGCACACACGTAGCCTAGTTGCGAATCCCTTAATCGGGCCTGCGTTTTTCAAGAACTGACCATATCAGGCCAGCAGCTGCGGCTGTGCCGCCAATGATTGCATCAACTGTTGCCCCGTCAATTTGGTATTTGACAGCGAGACCTCCAGCAACAGCTGTAAGAATGTGCCGCACCAATGCAGCTACAATAGAAGCAGTCATTCGTAAACCTTTCGTGATAGTTCAAAGTGCGGGCCATCCGGGAAAGATTTCCAATTGCCGCCCCAAACAATCGGAATCTTAAGTTCTTTTGCAGCACTCAGCATAGCAACTGCAATAGAATGATACAGCGGCCAATCCCAAGCCACACGCCTGTCAACCCAAGCACCAAGATCAACAGCATGACCAGTAAGATGTCTACTATCCATAGTCCTACTGGCTCCGGAGCGGACCAAGGCAAGTTGTCTTTCTTCGCTCCTAAGTCCCTCCAAGACTACAAAATCAACATCTGTGATTTCAATGGCCCGCTTGACAACACGTTGCAAATCTGGATGAACTCCAGACATTGTATTCAAGCTACGAGCAGATAATTTGAATTTACTCATGGTGCCTCAATGTTTAAGTAGAATCCGTGAGTTCCCAGTCCCCAACCCACCGCTTGAATCATGCCAGTAGTGGGCTTGGTAGCAGTGACAGTGCCAGCAGTATTAAGATAGTATGCACTACCTACAACTGATCCTGTCACGCCTTGACTGCGCCCCTGCATGAACATGATTTCACAGGTAGCTCCTATAGCGGCGCCATTGATACTGTTTACAAGTCCATGCGCAGGACGTGTCAAACTGCGGTCTGCCTTACGCACGCTGACCACGCCCGCGTTATCATAAATGTTTACAGCCATGCCAAAGCTTAGAGCTTCAGTTGCAACTGCAAACACTAGATTGTTGCGCGCATTAGACAGCACATCAAAGGGCCGCAATAGCGGCAACTCAGATGGCGCAAACTGCTGCTGTCCTGTGACTGCACTCACCTTATTTGCAAGGTTGTTGACAGCTCTATATACAGGAAGCACAAGAGCCGTATCTTTGTCACTGAGCCCCGCAGGATAGCTAGGAAGCCCCGAAGATAATAGATACTCTGGCATCAGATTTTCCCTGTAGTAGTACCTTCAATGATGATTGTGCTTAGGTTGAATGTGCCCTGCACAATCAAGTTGAAGTTCTTGCAATCAATCATTCCACCTGCCACGTGGAGCAGAGGACCAGACTGAATAGTTATGAGTTCTTGTGGCGTACTAAGATTTGCACCATCATATGAAGGTGCTATCAGAAGCTGGCCAGCTGTAAAGCCTTCTAACTCTACGCGATTAAACTGCACATTGCTGGTGCGGGTAAGCTGCACGCGCCCAATGACAGCAACTGCTTCATCTTCTGCATCTCTCAGGCTGGATGACCAGTCAGCAATTAGGACTTCTCCACTAGCTTTCAGAAATGCCAGACTATGTTGCGCTGCTGTGAATGCATTTGATTGCTGAGCCGTCGAGTCATAAGATACATCCAGCTGACCGCTGTAGGAAATATCTCCCATAGCGGCGTAGGTGATAGATCCAGTAATTGCTCCATAGTTCCAATAGAAGCAGTCACGATGCACCATGCGCAGTTTGCCCCAACGCTTCAATGCACCATCATATACAAGCGCATAACTGTAAACGCCAGGATAAGTGCCATAAGAGATTACAGTAAAGCGGTTGGCAATGTTTGAGACTTTTACATAGAAGTCCAGATTCGTACTTCCTCGCGTAAACTCATGACTCTCTAAATTGTAGCGCTCAATTACACGAGTGGCAATGAAATCTGCAACTTCAATGTTATCTAGCTCTGAACTGTTGAGTGAGATGCTCTGCAGGCCAGAAGTTGTGTAGGCAACTAGCGTTCCCTTACTACCTTCTACCGTCGCCTGTTCATAAGACTCAAGACCACCAGCATTTGGAATCTCTCGGAACACCCAAGGAGTGCCAAGTGATTGTGCATGATAGTTGGCTGCAATGGCGTTCTTACCGGTGAAGATTACAAAGCCGCCAGGCAGACTTATAAGTGCAGTGATTGGCGCTTTGATATCTTCTGGAGTTTGCCAGCCAGATCCTGTCAGATTGCCGTTTGCGTAGATCTGATAATCAAATGCAGTGCCATTAAATCCTGCCCATGCAACAGATAGGCCAGAGAATAGAAGCAGATAGCCGTTGGAACTGGAGATACCATCAATCTCTCCAGCAGGGTATGGGACATTTGCAAGCAGTCCATTTGCAGGCTGCAGCGTCTTTGTGGCAGTATCCCACACCATGATACTCATGTCACTGTCATCACTTGCAAGCAGGCGACTAAAGCAAACAAACGTAAAGCCATCTACATACGCGTACGTGACTCTACTGTTGGCTGGACTGTATCCAGTTTTTACGGTGAGTGGAGTAAATATCTCATTATGGGAGGTAGTGCTCCAAGCGCCAGCTACGTCATCGTAGATGTAGTTTTTACCTGCAGACGGGCTGTAGAGGACAGTGTTTTCATCTGCATCCCGCAGTGCAAAGATACTGTCAAAGTCATCATTGACTGTAGGCGCAATTCGCTGAGCATACCCCACAGAACGAATACCAGTAGGCACTGGCATAACGTTCTCCGCGTAGATAAGCTGAGCAGCTTGGTAATCCATTGTGGACTCTTTGCTGCCAACAGCTCCTTGTATTGCTCGCGTACTAGCTTCAATGCCAGGCACAAATACAGCGCGACTGGCTTGCGTAGACACGAGGGGGATGCGTGCATTGTTAAATGCAAGTTTGAAACGCTGTATTGCCATGGTACTATTTCAGAAAATGTCCAGAGGCCCAAGTAATGAAGCCTCCCACAAAACTTGCGATTGTCATTCCCATCCAGAAACCCCCCTTGGATTTGTTTGCCAATGCAAGCAGAGCTTTTATATCTGCCTCCATTGCATCCACCTTCTTTTCAAGAGATTCTACTGTTGAGATTAGGCGTCCGTATTCTATTGGATCTACGTTCACGCCAGTGCCTCCTTTACAGCCTCTACTGTATCTGCATTATCTATGCGAACTTGAATATTGGCATATTTAATGCGAATTTCTTGACGCAGTTGTTCCAATGCTGTTTCGTCCTGTCCAGGAATACGTGCCGCAATGGCAAAGTCTAGCGGAGCAAATTCAGCAGTTCGAGCAGCTCTACGCATTTCATGAGCAATAGACTTAGCCTTATTAACATTAATTGTAATCATGTATGGTACTCCCATGCATCGCGGAACGTGCGATCTGTCGGGATGTCGGCAACATCCACAATCTTGAATGGCTTGCCGGCTGGCACGTCCTTAGTTGCAATTTCTTCGAGTGTCAGGCCGCAGTCGGGCGCAGGAATGATGATGGCCACGCCGCCATCGTCAGTGGGATAGATGATGCGTTGGATCATTGTTTGCTTTCAGCGGAAGATGGAGACGTCGATTTCTGGCATGTCAGTCGGGTTTCCTAGGTTGCCATCACAGGCCCTAACTTGAACTGCTGATGTTGTTTTGGTATCACTTAACCACATGCCAAGATGATGAGTCAGCGCGCTGTCAGCAGGCCGCCTTACTTGGCCCAGAACTACATAGTTTGCGTCTGGCATAGCGGTCGTGAAGTTCACCGTATAGTTTCCCACCCCATTGTCGGTGATACTGCTGACGTTGCCGCTTGATCGAATGGCTACCGTACCGGTGCCGTTGAAGTTGACCCAGACGCGGGCTGCGTAGATGGGGGCGCTGCCGGTTGAATTAAGACCAGCTCGCAACGTGGACGGTGTGATCGGTCGAGTGGTATCCGTACCCGCTGCGGCTTCTGCTGCTGTCGCAAGCTCCACTACGCCCGTATAGGTATCAGTTGCTTGCTGCTTCAAATTATCAAATGCTGCAGCGGCAGTGCTTGCTCCAGTACCACCGCTAGCTATGGAAAGATCAACACCCAGTACAATACCGTCATTAAATGTCTTTACACCTGCTACAGACTGAGCACCTGATAGTCGAACAGTAGAATCCAAAGCATTCTTGACAGAGCTTCCATTGTAACCAACGAGTGAGGCTCCAGTACTAGCTGCCAAATCACTGCGAAGTCCTGGGTCAGCTGCATCTCCAATGGCCGCAGCTGCTGGATTACCTGCACCATCAAAGACTAGCGCTTTACCTGCACGTAAAGCTGCAGAAGGCAGTACACCTACTGGAAAAGTTGCATCACGCAAAGAAGTTAAAATAGCAGTAGAGTTGTCAACTACTTTCTCTTTCAGTGTCCTAAACTCAAGAGCTGCACTCTCAACAGATCTACTTTCAATAGGCTCTGTAGTGTCTGCTGCATTTGGTACATATGCCATAGCTATTCCTTAGTTGGTATTACCAAGCAAATGAGAAGAAATCAACATCTCCTTGAACGGTACAATGTGATTTCGTTGAAATTCTTGTGCCATCTCGGCAAATCCTGTACGCGCAAATACTATTGCTGCGGCCCAGGAGGCCAATTCATCTGGATACATGTCTGCAATCCAGCTATAATAACTGCCCTCTGTGACAGAGGGATTCTGATAATAGTAGACTTGAAGAAGTCCAGTTTGAGTCTGCGGATAAATACGCAGAGTGTCCCCAATGATGTTATAAATGCTTGGGCGCCTATTGCCGTCAGCATCATATACATCATCAAGTTCACGGTATTCAAAAGATTCCACAGGCGCCATGCTTACAGCTTCTAGGCCTTGCAGCGATTTAATAGATCGCAGCCGCGTCAGCGTGCTACTCACATCAGTGAAATCCCTGAAAACTGCAGAGTTAGGCGCATATGTAATAGTGCCTACTGCTACATCTTTAGGAAAGAAATCGGTGTGGTGAGCACGCATAGTAGCCGTACGGATTGCAGCTTGAGTAACAGCTGGAATCTCGGGGCGCCGAGTTTGCTCAACAACGAGTGATTCTAGTTCGGCAAAAGTAGTCATGCGTGCTCACCACTAAATAGTTATGCCTTACCGGCGGTGTCAGCAGCATCAGCTGCCAGTTTGTTTGCGTTTGCCTTGACAGATTCAACAACTTCTGCCGCGGTGTAGATCATACTAGATGACTTGTTAGAGACTTTGTCAAGCTCTGCAATGATTTCAGGATCATTGGTCACAAATTGCCCACCAAGAAATACGACTTCAAGGCCATCAGGCATGACGAAGCGCGCACCAGGAACCATGTGATGATAGGTGCGAGAGTTCTTATCTGCGAGCGCGCGAGGACTAGATGCCAAGCGTTCGCCCACACGAAGCACAGGTGCAGTGTTTTGCAGAGCATGTGCAGACGATACCATTCCAGTTGCCATTTGATTTACCTCAGTTTTTGCAAATTAAAAAAAGAGAGCCAGATTGGTGTCTGGCCCTCTGTACAAAGTACGCTACCTTCCCGCAGCGCACATCCCCCAACAAATCAGCCTGCGGCGGCGGCGGTAAAGTTGTAGATGATACCGAAAGCTGCAGGGTTCTTGATCGTGCAAGTCAGCTCAGTAGTCAGCGTGCCACCTTCAGCATCAACACCATTGTCAACCAGCGCACCAGAGCTGTTGTACGCAGCATCACTGGTCTTACGCAGATAAGCCATGCTGAAGGCATTCAGATCACAGATGACTGCCATCTTAGCCCAGGCACTCGAAGCGCCATAAGCGTTGAACAGCGGGTGCTCGATGATCTCGAAAGTACCGCGCGGTGCTTTGATGGTATCAATCTGCAGGCCCCAGGCAGTCTCAGCAGTAGTGATCTGGTAGCTGGAGTTCAGTCGTGCAATGTTGTGCAGAACACGACGAGCAGTACCACCAACAAACATGGTGCGAATGTTGCCACCCTTCGGGTCAGTAACAGTTTGCAGCGTCGGATCAAGAGCAGCTTCTAGCTGAGTCCAGTTGGTAGTAGCGCCCAGAGTGGTAATGTTGCCAGGAGCAGCATCAGTCACGCGGCGAACAATGCCCTCCATCGTGTGGAAAGGTTGACCATTCTTGGTGCCCATGAACTTCTGACCGAAGAACAGAGCCTTCTCAATAGCCATTGCGTGCAGAGCAGCACAATCTTGTTTGCTTTCGCTGACGTAGCCAGCACCTGCGATCTGCGGAATAGCAGCAGCGGTCTTGGTGACAGCCCAGCTGTTACGGAAGATCTGAGTGTTGTTGACGTAACGAGTAGCAATGATGCTAACAGCGCTCGGACGGACAGAGCCTTCTTCGAAGGCGTTGCCAACAGTGCGCAGCGATACGCCGTTGGCAATAGCAGCAGCGGTAACAGAACCAACAGCGCGAGTGACAGTGATCGACGTGCTGTTAGGAACAGTCAGAACCTGCACAATTTCCTGAGTGCTTTCTGCCATCAGCAGATCGCCAGGAACAATGTCAGAGGTGGAGCCAACAGTGAAGGTGGTGGCAGCACCATCAGCAACAGCAGCAGTCAGAGTGACGCTGGGGAAGATCATGGTCTTGGTGAAGTAACCATGTTCAATGTTGCTGGCAGTTTCGTCTTTCAGCAGGCTGGTAAGACCAAACAGAGGAGCAGTACCATTCGGCATCAGGCGAGTAATAGCTTGAGCGAACGAGATTGCATTAAGGTTCTGCGGGGCAGAAGCAGAGGTAAGCAGACCAACGGCCATGATAAATCCTTTAAATTGTGCTCAGTTAATCGAGCAGGTAAGAGAAATCGTTCTGAGAAGGTTTGGCAGCAGCGGCAGCTGCTTGTTGTTTGGGAGCCACGAGTACATCAGCCATTTGCGTGAAGTACTGTTCGGCTTGTCGTTGCACCGCTTCCGGCGTAAGTTGTGGATTGGATTGGGCAATCTGCATCTTCACTGCATTCAGCATGGGAGCCACAGCAGGATGGGCAAGTGCTTCATGACTAGTATTTTGACTCTTGATCTGAAAGTTGCGGATACGCGAATCCAGCGAACTATTCACACGTTCTGCGGCAGTGCGTGCACCGTGTTCAACAAGACCATGCGAAAGTTGTGCAGCTGCAGCAAATGCTTCACGGGCAGCAGTATTGATTGCCTCTGCAAATGCTTGCGGATCGCCACTGATTGCTTTCTGCATAGTCTCTTGCGGAATTGCAGCAGCAAAGTTGGCCTGAGAGACTTGCTGCTTGAAAGCAGCTGGATCAAGCTGGCCGAGAATAGGGTCTGCCAAAGTAGGCACCTTGGGAGCATTAGGTGCTGGAGCTTTCGGCTTGAACATATCAGCGAAAGCATCCATCGGATTCTGCGGACCGCCAGCAGCAGCAGTTGCAGGAGTATTCAGCATAGCGCCGGGTTCAGCTCCAGGATTTGCCGGAGTAGCTTGCTGAGTTGCAGGACCTGCACCACCACCTGCGGCAGCGGCCGGAGTTACGGGAGCAGGAGCGGGAGCAGCAGTTTGTTGCTTATTGCCAAAGATGCCAGGAAGAAATGCCATGATTGTACCCTATTTGGAAATAAATTAGAAGGAAGTAGGCTGTGCAACACCACGAGTAAGTGCCATCAAGCCAGTCTGAAAGTCAGTAGCTCCGATACTAATCCAGCGCTGGTCTAGGCCTCCTGTGGCGCGCAGCTCAGCTACCAGTTCGCCAAGCTCTACACCTTTTGATTTAATCTTATTCATAAGATCAATCTCCGTTTGCGACAGTTCACGATAGCCTTTGATTTGGCGATGTTGGTTATCCATACTATTTACCTCAGTTGCTTATGCGCTATGCGCGTTGGTTTGCTCATCTTGAGCAGCTTGGAGTAACTCATGAAGAAGTTCCGTATACGCTTCCACAAAATTACGGAGTCTTTCATGAGCGATGATTGCAGTTACCTGTTCCGCTGGATTAGGACTGTATGGTAACTGCTTTTCTACCAGTGCACTGGCATACGCTTCAATTTTGTTTTGAAGGTAGGCTAGGAACAATGGAGAAACTTTGGTTGCCAGCTTTTCATCCTCTGGAGAGAGATTGAAACGCATGAATTGGCTGGCAGTGTCTTGGAGGATGCTGTGCATAATTAAGTTCCAGGCTGCATTGCAGCTTGCTCAGGCTGTTGAGCATTCTGCGCCATTGAAGTGGCTGCCATAGTTTGCAGTGCTTGCTGCTGAGCTTGCGGATTGCGTTTAAAATCATCTAGCCAGTACGCACCTCGTAGACGCGCCCAGTAAGTGAACATAGACAGTACGTCATACTCAGTTTGAATCGACGGAATTGCCTGAGCAGTTTGCATGAACACAGTCAACAATTCACTGTTGAGCATCTTCTCTGCTGGCAATTGGCCATCTGTGAGTTTGAACTCCAGAATAGCTTGCCGCAGTGCAACAGGATCAACTTCAACTTCTTGCCGCAGCTCTCTATTGAGAATCTTACCAGCAGTCTGATATTGCAGCGTATTGGATTTGATGACTTCCTTCAGCGGCGTCATGAACTGATGCTCAATACACAGAGATGCCAACTGTTGGCGACTGTTGCTATTGGACATAGTCTCTTGGAACTCCGTCTTGGTCTTATTGCCCTTCTGGAATTGTCCCCGATCTACCTTATTCTGTCCAGTTGCTTGGTCAGCCATAGCGGAAATCATCTCAGACATTTGAATGTTGGTGCCTGAGTTATCTTCTCGATACGGGATCTGGTAAACTGCTGCGGCCATAGGATTGCCATCTTTGGCAATGGATGCATTTCGCAGGGGAATACGAGATACGCTGCTAACAGGATCAATATCCTTCTTGTCAATGAGTCGCGGATTGTAAATCAAGCGATCAAAGATCAGGCGTCGCTTAGATTCCAGAGAGATGTTCCACAGAGCACTGGACATATCTTGGAATGGCAACGCATTGTCAAGCATGGATTGCGTCTGATAGCCAAGACCATCTTCATACGGCTGCATGATGAAACACGGCAGCGTATCGTAGCCTACATTAAGTTCTTCTGCAAAGATCACCTCTGACCAATTGATGATGATTGCGTGATAGATCTTAACGTGATTTCCACGGGCGCCAAAGTCAGAAGGCAATGCGCGACAGTAGAAGTGTGTCAGGACATAATTGTCTTTGTAGGATAGCTTTTGTGTATTGCTTCCAGGCAACCCCATCCACTGGCCCCAGTTCTGGCCACCGTAATTGGTACTGGATAGATTAAGATATTTGTTAATCTCTGGAGTGTAGTAGGACATTGCACTGGTTTCGTCCTGTCCACTTCCTGCAAAGCTACTAGCGAATGCCTCTGCTGCACTGGTAGTCTTTTGTGCGTCCAGCATTGAGAATAGGCGTTTGAGCTGGACACGAGATATAATTTCGTTCCATCCAAAATACTCTCCTTCTGCGTGCAGATCAGCCGGAGCAACTGTCATATCCATGAAGCAGTTGTACGGATCAACTCGCTTAATGTAGTTGCCACCGTAGCTGTACTCACGGATTGCAGCAAGTCCTGCCTTGCTAATATTGGTATCAGTGACTATGGATTTCAGAGGAGTCTTTTTCCACTGGACCACTGCGGCACCAAAGTTGTATTTGAAGCCATCGCGGAAAACCTTGAGAAGTTCACGAGGCCAACCATAGCGAATAGACTGATCGCCGAGTGCAGTCTCAAACTGCATTGCCTTGTCTTGGTTTGCAGGATAGCTGACAACGCCAAAGATAGGATGACTTGTCAAATAGACGCCAGCTTGATAAGCCACTGCGGACTCAATCTGAGGCATCACGATGGGCACAGTCATATTCTGCAGCTTGCGCGCATCACCACTCATGTTGGCACGCACTGCTTTGATATGCTCATCGGTGGTGTCCAGCTGACGCTGATATGCCCTATCACGGTAACGAAGCAGACTACGGAAGTCTGACAGAGAGCTTCCAGTACGATCTGCGCAATCTCGCGCATAATGGAGGAGCTCACGCCGCTGTTGCAGATTCAGCGTGTTGACAATAGATATGTTGGAAGTAGCCATGCTTGTCCTTAAAAGGGTAGAGCTAAGTTGGAATGGTGAGAAGCACTGACTGCTTCTGCATCTACGTCGTAGATATTCTTTACAACAAGATGTGGATAGTTGCGAAGAATCTCAGATACGTAGCCTATTGGATCTATTATATCGTCAGTGTTGTTGATCTTTAGTGGATTCCAATCCACGATCTGACTCAAAACACGAGAGCGTACATGCGGGCCAAGATATATTTCACCCTGCAGAAGCTGTAAAAGTCCTCGCTTGATGCGGTTGTTTTTAGCTTGGCCTTTTGGACTGAGTTCTACGAACTCAAAGCCGCTGATGCCCTCTTGTTCACAGTATTGCTCAAACCAGAAAAGCAACGTGGTTTGGTATGCAACACCCTCAACAGCAATCAGTCTGGTGTTATGTTGAAGCCCCAAGGAAATAGCATGCTTGATTGTCTCAAGTGGGCTAAAGGTTCCAGACACCAATTCATCAAAAATCGGAATCCCATCCACAACGGAATAATGGTTAATAGTGCAGTCATCGCCTTGTTTCTTTCCTGATGATGGGTCAATGATAATGAAAGATCCTTCCGGATCTGCATCCTCAAAGTAGGGTGGAAGTACTGGAATCTTGGAGATATCAATGCCACTGGCAGAGGCAATGTCAGTACTATTGAGAATCTCTGAAATGAAAATATCTGCATGCCCCATTTCTGAGTCTGCCTGATATTCACTGAGGAGTTCTTCAATAGGTCGCAGTTCTTCCCAGAGAGATGTGCCATCTGCAAGAATGCCACCAACAATGAAAGAGGTCCATTGGGTATTGTGCTTGAGTTTTTCCAGAATGCAGTTCTGCGGATACATGTTACCAACGTAGATGTAGGTACATCCATCATTGGAACGTGCTTTCATCAGAGTACCAAGAATCCATTTCAGAAGTTGGTCACTGAGGTCTTTGTTTTCAGAAGTTTCGCGCTTCTGGATGTCATCCATGATAATAACATCTGGACGCTTATTTTTACGGTTAATACCACGAACAGCAGTGCCGGCACCAATAGCACGTAGAATGATATCTCTACCGCGAAAGTTAAAGACTTTAAGAGCCTGAGTATCCACTTCAATATTTGCACGGTAGTTTCCAAATAGTTTGCGTATGTTGGGACCCGCTAGAAGATCACAGATGTCAGACAGTGTGTTGACAGCTAGATCTTCTGAGGCACCAACGATAAGGATGAATTGTTTATGGGAAAAGAGTATGTACCATAGGCAAAGAAGTTTGATGAATGTAGTCTTTGCAAAGCCTCGGGGAATACCAATGGCGTAACGCTCAATCTTTGCTTTGAATGCTGTTAGCATTCCAAAGAGAGTTATATAGAATAGTGGAAAGTTATAGGTGAATTCTTCTGGAGCTGCCAACATGCCAAGAAAGTTTAGATCTTGGCGCGTGAGTTCTGCAGCTTCTGCGCCGCTGGCGCTAATCTCTGTAGTTTCTGACATGTTGGCAGTCCTATTGTTTATTCCAGAGGAGTAGTTATGGGAAGTAGATTGAGAGTTGTTAATACGGTTTGAGCATCACCGAAATAGACCTTGCGCGGCCATGTGACGTCGTTGACGACCTTGGACAGATCAGCATCAGTCCACAGGCCAGAGCATACATAGTTTGTGGCGACGGTCGGGTCAGCACCTTCGTCAGCGACGTAGAAGCCGCTGTTGAAGCTGCCGGGGAAATCGACTTGTGCTGCGGCTTGGTCGGCTGCTGCGATGATGACGGTGGCGTTTGTGTAGGCCATCAATAAGCTCCTGTTTTCTGGTTGATATAAGTTTCGGTCGATGTGATCTCAGCAGCACTCGCCTGCTTGCCTGCGACGACCATGCCGTACAAGCGACCGTTGAACCACAGCGAAGAGCCCGCGCGAGCGCCTAAATTCAGCACGTTGTTTCCGTAAGTTCCAGACGTAGCCGACCCTGTAAACGCGCCAGTGGCACTTGCACCATTCAGTCGCGTTGTGAGCGCGTTAGATGGAACGGATTGAGAAAAATCAGTGGATGCGGACGCAATAAATGTGTTTGGAGCGGCGCTTGTGGATACGACGCGCTTTATTTGAGCATTACCGTAAGAACTGAATTCAAAATTTGACCCAGAACTTGGTGTTGCGAAATAAAAGCTTCCTGGCGTGTTATAGGCCGACCCTAACTCAGCGACCATTCCGATTCCAGCATCACTCAACTTCCTAACCCCAGCACAAACAAACATCTTGTCCGTGTAGGTGAAGTCAATCGAGCTGGTTTGCAGCCACTGGTTCGTACCATTGAAGCGCAGATACGGCTTGAAGCCCACCGTGTCGTAGTCCGTTGCGGTGTTGACGCGCTGGTAGGCTGGCTGGTTCAGGGCGTCGTTGGCTACGCGGAGGTCTGGCCAAGCAATTTCAATTCCCGTGATTGGGATATTAAATATCCAAATACCTGCAGCGTTTCCACCAACAGAGGCAGTTGTTTCAAATAGCGTGAATCTTTGCCAGTCTGTGGTTAAATTGCAAGTTGTTGTCCCTTGTGTTATAACCGGGTCTTTTATCCCGACTGTAGTCGTGCCGGAAGGGACTCTAAGGTAAACCGAACGCGCTGTTTGCCCTAGTGAGACTGCGCCAGGAACAATTTGATATACACCGCTAGTACCGTTGCCTGTCACAGAAAAAGCGGATAGCGTCCCATCAGGAGCCGCAACCTTTGTCGAGGATACCGTGGTCCCACTCTGCTTCACCCACGCCGCATCACTAAAATCCTCAGTCTTCGTCAACAGGTTATACCTAGCCGACAGCACCGGGAAGTTCGCGCTGTTGCCACTGCTGTTGAAGGCGTGGTTGCCGGGGATGATACGTACACTATTTATAGTAACAGTAGCTGATGTGTCTGTACCACAAAATACATACAACGCACCATTGCCACCAGATAGGCATCTGCTTGTGTAAACACCGTTTGCCGTTACCTTGGGCGGATAGTACAAATACCCACATTGCGCTATTACAGACCCGGAAACATAGTTGGAAACTGTAAAGGAAATTTCAACATAACTATTAACCGGAACAAGCGCAGTATTGCTACTTTGATATGCCGACCCCGCTGGTGACGATGTAAAAATTATGGTGGTCGGATTTAAGCCTGCTGCGACAGTGCTTCCTTCGGCTTGCCAACCTCCTACAACTGGCTTTATATCCGGTCCCAGCACCAACCCCTTGCTCTTATCCAGCATCAGGCCCACGGGCTGCTCAACTGCCGTCACGGGCTGGGTACCTGCGGCGTCGCGGTAAAGGGTTGTGGTGTCGCTAGGATCGTACCAAGTGCCGTTGACGCCAGTGGTGAACAAATATGCGGGCGTAAAACTCGTCAACAATCCATAGTTTGCCAGCTTGCCCAGATCTACTAGCCTGCCCGCAGTCCCAGCAGGATCAAATAGAGTCTGGACAGCATAGGCTATTTGTGTAACCAGTGCTGTCGCCATAATTAAACTCCCACAGATGC